TTGAGAGTGCCTGCCTGCTTATCCATCGCACCAGCGAAATTCGTCTCACCAATAGCGAGCAGATATTCCTGTATTGCGGCAGATTCCTTCTTTACGGTCGTGGTGATTCCCCTGAAGGTGAATTTTACTTCATCACCTTTCTGACTGGCCTTGATTCCAAATTCCTTTAGTCGTTCGAACTCAAACGTCGAGGCGTCAGCCACAGCCTCAATCATCTGCTCCATACTCTTACCCATCGCCGCAGCCGTGTTACCGTAGCTGGTAAGTGCTCGTTCACTTGGGTTGAGTCCGAGATTAGTTAGCTTAGTAAAGGCTCCAATCGATTCGTCGACGGCAAACGGCGTCTTGAGTGCGAACTTTTGGAGCTTCTCCAACGCAGCAGCTGCCTTCTCAGACGAGCCTGTCGCGGTTTCAAGTTGAGCGTTCCAAGTCTGATACTTCGACGTGTCGTCAATAACCTTGTTGAATCCAGCAAGGAGACCAGCCGCCGAAGCGATGGGGGCGGCAAAACGGGCAAAACTCGCACCCGTCTTGCCTAACATCCCATCGAGTTTACCGAATCCTTGTCGAGAACGCTTGGCAGTCTTATTAAACTTGCCTAGCTTGACGTTAGCTGTATCTACTCCTTTCTCGAACTTAAGAGTTCGAGCTTCAAAATCAACGAAGATACCACCAACTTTAATAGCCATTATTTAACGTATGCTGCCTTGAAATGAGCAAGGAATGCTTGCGGATCGTCAACGACAATCTCCTCTGTATTCGACTTTAGAATACCAGATTGCTGCATATAACCAACTAGGTAATCCCATTCTCTTGGGGTGAGATTCCAGAATTGGTCTGGATCCCATCCGAGTTTGACGACGGTGAAGGCCCATTGTCTGAGGAGTCCGTCGTTTCCTCCTCTTGAGACTCCCCCTCCTCTGACTCGTCTTCTTCCGGCATGAACCAAGGGACGTGCGAAATTGCGAGTCCAGCAGGTTCAATTGCAAGGTGCGGGTCGGGAAGGTCGTTGATCATACCTTCAACAGTACGACCATTCTTGACAGTGAGATTCGACCAGAGATAAAGCACGCAGGCGTAAACGCACTTCATCTGTCCGGTCGCATCCAAAAGCCCCACGTTGTTGGCGTTCTTGATGTCTGACAAATCTCCACCTGCCAATTGAAACCTCATGATTGCCATATTACCCGTGAAGACTTCGAGTTCCTTGTCTCCTAACTTAACGATTAGTGTTCTTTCTTTCATGATCCTTGTATTAGAAAGTTAACTACACCGAGTTAGAGATTGTAACAGCCCCTGGGCGAATCGTTCCGCTGAATCTCATCATCGAACCTTGAGCAGGTTGTGGTTGAGGAGCGAAGGAAAGCAGCACTCCCGAGAAGGTGAGCGTGTCATTCGTAGTTGGAGCAGCACTACCTTTAACAGTGATTTCAAAATTAAGGGTATTACCAACTTGACCGAGGAGGAACGCGTGCGTCGCGTCTGCAGGGTCCCAGTGACCAGAGAATTCGAAAGGTGGGTGTTCTGGAAGATCGCCGATGAATTCCTTGACGGAAGACTGGTGATCGGTGGCGTCGATTTCACCTGCCACCTTGGTAGGGATGCCGACGTTATCTACTTGAGCGATAAGAGTCATTACGGTCGAAATTTCGACCTTGATCTCTGTACCGTGTGCACTATATTTCATTTTAGGTTCTCCTTGTTAACGTTAGGATTGGTAAATTAAAGAAACATCGATGCTGACTCGATGCAAGTCGGTCTCCTCCTCAAAGTTAGAGGAAACATTAAGGATTGAAGATTCAAGGATACGGGTCGAATTGAAAGTGAGTTCAGTCTTGCCATTCAGCGTCGACTTAAGTTCGCGACGGATCTCCTGCACCTGAAGCTCATTCTGACTATAGAAGTCAAGCTGTATTCGAGACGTGGATACTTCGTCACCTTCAGTCTGGTGGTCGTTGATTGGAAAGTCAGAAATTTGAAAGAACACGCCGTAAGGGTAAGCCGCGTTATCTGCTGCCCGATTATAATACAGGCGATCAGAGACCAGAGCCGCGACTCTCGTGTTTGATAAGCAAAAGGACCTGATGCAAGCTTCTATCATCCGAATTTCTTGACCGCTTTCTGAAGACTCACGTTCATTTCCTCCGCGAAGGTCTTCTCAATTGAACCCTCGTGCTGATCGTAGGCAGGTCGCAAATAAGGTTTGGGCTTGGCCTTCGAAGTACCCTTCTCAACGAGCATGCCATAATTCGTTGGACGCTTCTTTCGCATCTTACCTGATTTAGTCGACTTGAACAGCGTAACCGTGCTAGGACCAACACGGATCGAGACGTTCTTATTGCGAAGCACCTTGGATTTCAGGACAAGCGAATCGAAGAGGTCACCTTCATCTCTCGGTACTAGCGACTTGGCAGTAACTAGAACAGGCTTCATTGCCTTTCTGCCAGACCTCGCGACCTCGCGATTGAGAAAGGCACGACCTCCTAGGCGAGTAATGTTCGCCACAGTTTCTTTAAGACCTGAGATCTCAACGCCCATGGAGTCAATAAACTCCGATAATCGAGCGAATGCAAGCTTAAAGTTCAGTTACGGAGACGTCGCCGAAACTCGACGCTCAAGATCGGTCATCTTGAACTTGATTTGAGCAGTCTCCTTATCCTGAGTCGACATCCAATCAGAACGACGGTCGATTTCATCTTCTAATACTGAAATTCGACGGTCAAAGGATGAGAAATCACGAGCTGCGTCGCTTGAACGATAACGGTCCGCCGTCTGAGACCTAAGCTCCGTAACGACTGATTGTACTGCCGTGAGTTGGATTTCGATTCGGCTTATCTTCTCGGACAAGTCTTCATCCGTCTTCCCGAAAATTCCAAATTGATGTGCGGCCAGAAAGCCTGCTATCGCTAAAAGTATATGGTTCGTATTCAAGTCTTTAACACCGACTGGCTTTCTGTTATTAGTCGTTGTCATTCAAATACGAGTCAAGTAATTAGTCAAGCTTATAAAGCTGAAGGATCGATTTCATAGACGAAGGGGGCACCTTCGTATCGAGTAAACATTCCCTCAGCGACGAAGGAATCAGCATAAACCTTATTACCCACGCGATGCAAACCGATGAACGAAATGTTCCACTTGCCGAGATTCTTAATTGTGATCGTACGGTATCCAGTGATCGCGTTTCCCTCACCTTCTGGGGCAGACTTGGCAACGTATTGAATCGCTGCCTCGATCTTTTCATTCTTACAACCGGAAAACGTGATCGCGAAGGCGACGAGGACTAGGGCTAATATCTTCTTCATGGCGTTACTCGACGAATTTAACAGTTGGGTTGCCGTTGGCGTCAGTCTCGTACTTTAACACTTGAGCCTCGCCAGCGTCAAGCGAAGTCGGAGATTTCGGTCCTCCCCTAGCCGTACCCCGAGCGACGTTGGTATAACCCGAAAAGCCAGATTCATTGTGTGCGTTCACTCGGTACTCGTATTCAACGCCGTTAATCGCAGATCTATCGTAGTATTTCCTCTGAACATTGGACGTCGTGACGTCTTCTGGCCAGATTGTGCCGATGACTTCAAAATCGCCAGAATCGGCGACGCGTCTCTCGACGTTGAATCCTCTCTCTCGTTATCTGAATTATCAGTAAACGTGAGGACGATAGTACCCGCTTGTAATGAAGAAGCGAATACAAGACTAATAAGCAACATTAGGTTTTTCATTAAAGAATTCCATTTCCCTTTAAAACATCAGCAAAAGCCTTAGTAATTAATCTGTATCCTTGATCAGTAAAATGAATTCTATCAAAGATATAATAGGTTGTATCTAAAGTATCCGCAGGATCATCCATTTCCGGAATTGCCCTAAGGTCTACTACGTAATCAAAATCTGCAGTATTTCTTATATAATCATTTAATGCTGACAAACCTGTCGGGTCTGAGTTGCTCCTTGCAGGTATAGTGGCTCCAACAATAATTGTAGATGGTTCAGCTGCTCTAACTGCAGCGATCCAAGCCGCCATATTAGTGCTGACTACTGAATCAGAATCTCCGTCTATGTAAAGATCATTACCTCCCTTAAAGAACAAAACGACCTTCTTACTCGCAGAAGGATAAGCCGCCAACGCCGCAACGGTTCTAGCTGCTGTAGTGTCCGTGGAAATACGATCACCATCTATACCGTTATTTAAGATTCGAGATCCATTGAGATTATAACTCGTTGAAAGTTGAGCAGGATAGCTGGTTGATTCTTCATAATTAGCACCAACGTAACCATCAGTCAAGCTGTCTCCATCGCAAACGACAACAGGACGATTAGCAAAAGTAGCTACAGGAACCCCATATTCGACAGACGCCCATTCAAGAACCTGATCAATTTCAGTGGGAGTAAGTTGTCTGTCAAAATAAAGAGCTGCTACGTCATTACCAGATCCTAAAACTCCTCCATCTCCCCTAGCTCTATAATAAACGACTTGACTGTTAGAAACCGGAGCAGCTGCAAAGCTAGCATCTTTCGTGATGCCATCTCCAAGTTCAACTCCTCCACTACCTGACCTGATATATTGTGCTCTGAGACCATAAACTCCAGAAAGATCTGGGTCTTCACCTTCAGTCGAATGAGGCGTAGTTACCGTCGTAGAATTCTTAGGCCCCGTATCAAAATAAGCAAGACCATGTTCACCAACCAATGCACGCCAATAAAAACTGTACGCTCCTCCTCCGAAGAAATAATTATCTGTGCCCCCTATCTTAGCATTAGAAATGACTAAAAATGTATGATCATCTTCATCTATATTCAAGGCAGAAGAAAAGTTTCCTCTAGCGTCCGCTCTAAACGCCGCACAATTTTGATCTCCAAAAGATACTAACTCAGGACGAAACCCACTAGGGAATATGAGATTATTATTTCCTTGTTTGTCGTTTACTTGAATAACATCCGTACCATCAACAGAAACTTGTGCGTCATCTGAAAAGTCCCACCAATGAATCGGCGTTACTGGAATAGGATTAGCAGCTTGCCAGATTTCCTGAAACGTATTCGAAACTTTAATACGACCGACGGCATCTTGAAAGGTGCCGCCGACCTTTATCTTTGGTCGTCCTGTGATTGGCATGATCTATTAAGCTGGAGTGTTATCGAACCAGACGTCATCGTTGGTCGCGTTCGTTGGTTCGACGCTACCAATCCAAATAACCGAGGCGTAACCCGTAGGTCGAGCCGTGGAAGCCGTAGCACCATGTACTACCGTAGCGGATACATTGACCAGAGCAGCCTTGGCCGCAAGTTCCGTGTTCGTATCCGCAGGAACGTTACCAAGCTTCGTCTGCTCCGCATCCGTGAAGGCGTTGGTATCTGCCTCTGCTTCGTAGGCCGTCTTGATTTCGGCACCAGTCTGATCGGCAGTCGCATTCGCTTCAATTCCGGCAAGCTTCGTTTCATCACCTGAAGGATAGGAACGCTTGGCCGTATTCGCAGCGACCGCAGCGTTCGCAGCTACGGCAGACGCAAAGTCCGTGACCTCGCTCGCCGTGTGCGTATGAGCCGTAGGGCTACGAGAATCGGAAAGACGGGAGTCGTTCGTATCGATGAGCGTTGCGTCCGTCAGAATTGCGTTGAGTTCCGCTAACGTGTCAATGTCGGTCTGAGAGAGGTCACCGCCCCCTCCCGCGTGTGCGTCGATGAAAGCCTTAATGTTAGCGGGAGAATATTGGCGAATCGCCGCCTCCGTGCCTGCAGTGATCTCGCCTCCCGAGACTTGAGCGACGAGGGAATCGAAGAGCGTCTTGATTTCGGTCGCCGTCTGGTCAGCCGTGGCACCTGCCTCGACCCCAGCAAGCTTCGTCTCGTCGCCTGAAGGGTAAGAACGCTTGGCCGTATTCAAGGCAACTGCAGCCTCAAGCGTGTTAAATTCTGACTTAACCTCGTTGGCGTCAGCTGCTCGCCAAGTCCTTTCAGCCGATCCTACGGCAGCAGACGCGTTCTTATCTGCGAATGTTATGCTCATTGTGCAAACTCCATTTCTAATTCGTATTCAAAGCCTTCTAAATCAGGCTCAAGGGTCGGGTCAAAGGAAAAGTCGAAGTCATACTCAAAAGCAGATGTACTCAAATCTACGAGTTCGACGTTAGAATCAGACCTAGTTTCAGCCGTAATCAAGAGCTTATATGGCCTACCAGCTGGCATAGGCACGACTCCCAAAATATCAAATGCTTGCGAATCAAAGACGATTCGATGCGTAGTGTCGAGATCTTCAACTTCTGAACTATGACGGATTTTTC